TAATTCAGATACATGCTCTTGATGAAATGATTATGACCTGACCATGTGATGGAATCGAATAACTCAATGAGCTTGTTGCTGTTCATCATGACTGGAGCATGGCATTCAAAGTTAATCGTAGTGCATTCCATAGCTTTGAGCGCATCCATAGTGTTCTGCATTGCTTCCTGGTAGGTAGGTGCATGTCTGTCATTGATCAGCATTGGCCCAGATGATAGGACTCTGTTAGGATCGAACTTGGGACCAAGAAAGAAATCATCATTCATGTAGATGAAATCTCCTCCGATCAGCGAGGCAAAGGTAAGGATCTTGTGAGTGACATCACATCCCCGGATGGATGATCTGCTGCGAGGTTCCAAATTGATGGTGCCAGGGACATGATCTCCGATAACGTAGATCTCTGCATCGGGGTAAACATTCAAAGCCCATCGGATGGACTCACTGATGCACTGATCATCACGCAGTCTTTTGTAAGGGTATACGAATCTCATGAAACAAAATTACATATTTAAGTATGAAAAGAGAACTGCCTGTATATGAGATCTACATTGATCTGAATGAAGAGGAGACAACTGTATCATTCAATTCCCTTGTGGCAGAGCCTGCGCATGAGATTAGCTATCAGACTTTCAGCAAGGTGAAACGCTACCAATTCAATGAGGAGGAGCGAGTTATCACAGGTGTGGCTATTTCAGCAGATACTCCTATTTACAGATATGACGATGAGACTAAGGAGGAATACTATGTGGTGTTCACCAAGGATGCTATCAAGAACATCATCGTTGACTATGCAAGAAAGCAGAATTTCAATAACGTTAATCTGAATCACAATCCTAACCAGGTGGTGGATGGTGTGTACATGATCCATAGCTACCAAGTAGATGAGGCCAAAGGATTCACCAAGCCAGAGAGATTCCATGATGTGAATGATGGATCCTGGATCGTTAGCTACAAGGTCATGAATGATGAGGTTTGGGATAAAGCCAAGTCTGGACAAGTATCAGGCTTCTCTGTAGAGGGATCATTCTTTCTACAGTACACCGGAAGAACTACTGAAACGGAAATGATGAACCAGATATTCAAGGCCCTTGAGGATCTGCGTGGAACAATAAAGCATATTAACAAAAACAAAAGATAGATGAACGAGAATTTCAAAAAAGTAATGGATGCCATTGCCGACATGAAGACAATGTTCTCAGGTACTGCTGAATCAACAGAGCAGAACTTCTCTGAGGCTTTGCTAATGGATGGTACTGCTATCGCTTACGAAGGAGAATTAGCTCCAGGCACACAAGTATTTGTGGTAGCTGATGGAGAACAGATTCCTGCACCAGAGGGCACACATGCACTTGGTGGGGAATATGAAGGATTAAGCATTGTTGTTGATGCGAATGGTGTTATCACAGAGGTTATTGATGAGCGTGCTGCTGAGGCTGCTGCTTCATCTGAAGAGACTCCTGCTGAAGCTCCTGCAACAGAACAAGCAATGAGTGCAGCCGATGTTGAGGCAATCGTGACAGCAAAGATGGCAGCATTCTCTACAGTGGTCGAATCACTTGGAGAAATGCTTCAGACTATTGTGTCCGACAATGAATCACTTCGCACTGAAATGTCTGCAATGAAATCAGAATTCGATGCATTCAAAGCAGCTCCTTCAAACAGCACTACAGAAGGCGAAAAATTCGCAAGGGTTACGAGTACCTTGACATCTCGTCAACAATTTTTAAAATCACAAATCAAATAAAAACAGACAACCATGAGTTTAAAAAAATTCATTAAGCAAAAATTCGACTATGATGTGTCAGGATTGGCAGCATACGTAGACGAGCAAAGAGAAGACTTGATCACAAGATCAGTAACTGAAGCGAAAACACTTCGCTACATCTCTATCCAAGAAGGTATCAAAGGATCTCAAGAGATCAAACTTCTTGATGACACATTAACTTACCAAGCAGGTGACTGCGAGATGACACCAGCAGGAGACACTGTCTTCACTGATCGTGCTATCGCTGTTGAAACTCTTGGTTACATGAAACGTTTCTGCCAGAAAGATCTTGACGGATTCTGGACTCAGTTGGCATTGCGCCCAGGTGCATCTGCTGAGGACAAGTCTCTTCCTTTCGAGGCACAGATCACAAACTACCTTTTGACTCTTCATGCTCTTGAGCTTGATAAGTTGATCTGGAGAGGTAACAAATCAACAGGGACAGGGAACCTTCAGTGGATGAATGGGTACCGTCAGTTCTTGACTGTTGCTAACGGATGTGTGAACTTGAATACTTCATCTACTGCGAGCATCGATGCTTCAAATGCTTATGATGTATTCTATGAGGTGTTCTCTAACACACCTGAGGCTGTTGCTGAATCAACTGATTTCGTATGCTTCACAGGCCGTGAGAACTTCAACTTCTTGATGAAGAACTTGGTAGACTTGAATTTCTTCCATTATTCTCCAGCACAAATCTCTACAATGGAAGAGATCATCGTGCCAGGAACAGACATGCGAGTAGTGAAAGTTCCAGGATTGAACACTTTGGATAACATCTACACAGGTAAAGCATCTCATTTCGTATTCGGTACTGACTTAGTATCTGACTTCGATTCTTATGATTTGTTCTATTCTCAAGATGACGATGTAATCTATGTACGTTCTAAATTCCGTGCAGGGGTACAGGTTCCATTCTTGGATCAGATCGGTGTGTGGAACGGAACAGGTTCACCTAACTAATTGAATTAACCGGGGGACTTCGGTCCCCTTTTTTGAAACTTAAAAAATAAGAATCGTGAGCTGTAACATGACTTCGGGTTTTAATGATCGTAGCTGCACCAATGGAAAAGGGGGCATCAAATCGGTTATTTTCTTCCCGCTATCCGCAATAGCTACTGGACCAACTTTGACAGGTAACGAGGTTACAACCTTGACTGTTACAGGTGAGGTATTCCAGTACAAATTAAAATCTAACCTTTCCAGCTACACTGCTCCTATTCGTGTGAACAAGGACAATGGTACTCTTTGGTACGAGCAAACTTTGAACATGATCCTTGCATCAGATACAAAGGAACTACGTGCAGAGATCCATTTGCTTGCGCAGAATGAGGTGGTAGCAATCGTTGAAAAGGCTGATGGTAACTATGTAGCACTTGGCCTTAATGAAGGTATCCAGGTGAACGATGCATCTGAGTATACTTCCGGTGTTATCAAGTCTGATAGAAACGGTCATACTATCGTATTGGCTGGACTTGAGAATGACGAGGTTCCAGATGTAAATGCATCAATTGTAGCTACATTGTTGACTCAACAATCTCCTGTAGTTTAATCTGCAATTAAACCATAAAGAAGGGAGAGGGTTTGCCCTTTCCCTTTTTTTGTAACTTAGAGCCATGAAAATACAAAAGAAATTCATCGGAGCGAAAGTCAAAAGTAATCTGGTCAACAGATACTACGTGATTGAGGAGGGAAACGAAGAGCTTTATATTAAGCTCGGATTACTCCACATTTTTGAAGCATCAGAACCTAAGATAAAAAAATATGCTAAGATTGGAAAGGAATCAGACAAGCACAATGATAGTGACAGTGACGGAGCTAAAGACTCTGGCGAGTCCGTATTGGCTGTTTGAATTTGAGGAAGAGCAATCTTTCGACAAAGTATACTGCATCCTGCCTAACATCTCTACATCAACAGAACGCTTTGATGAATTCGAGGTGACTGATGGTGTGGATGTCACCTTTCCATATGCTGGATTCTACACGTACAGAATCTATGAACAAACAAGCCCAAGCAATCTTGATCCTGATCTTGCCACATCACTATGTGAAGAGGGCCGAGCGCATGTATTTGAGATTGCATCCCCATCAAATGAGTTCCATACAACTATAGTAAACAACATCTATGAATAAGATCACATCACTTTCATTCAGTAAAGAATACCAGAAGCCTGTCGAGGAGAAAGATCGGCAGCGTGGATTCATGAAATGGGGAAAGAAAAATGACTATCCTTTCTTTTTGATAGAGCTGCTGCAAGGATCTGCCTGGCACCAGGGTATCATCAAGAATAAAACATACTACATTGCTGGAGGTGGACTCGAGACAGTATCCGGTGATGCTACTTTATTCTTAAAAAATAGCTTCTCTGACTTCGACATGAATGAGATCGTGCAGAGAATGACATTTGACTTCGAGCTTTTTGGAGCCATGGCTGTGATAGGTACATGGAACAGAGAAGGATCCAAAGTAGTGCGCTGGGAATACATCGCTGTGGATCTTATCCGAATGACAGAAGATGAGCGCACTTACTTTGTTTCTGATGACTGGTCATCTCTTCAGCAGACTCCAGAGGCTACAAATTTCAGAAGCTATCCTGCCCTTGATGAGAATAATCGCACAGGATCCTTCATGCTTTATTACAAGGAGCCAGCGAAACAAGCCAAAGGAGAGAAAGGAATCTATCCGAAGGCACCATATTACGGAGGAATCACTGCTATTCAGACTGATGTTGACATTAGCAAGTTCCATATGTACGAGCTACAGAATGGATTCAAGGCAGGAACACTTATCAACCTTGCATCAGGTGAGCCTGAGACAGCAGAGGAAGAGAGAAAAATCAAGGACCAGATCAAGGGCCGTACACAATCTGTTGAGGATGCTGGTGAGATCATCATCACATTCAGCAATGGAGCAGATGAGGCACCATCTGTAATGCCATTGAATGGGAACAATTTACATGAGCGTTATTTGATGACAGAGAAATCTGTTCAGCAGAATATCCTGGTAGCTCATTCGGTGGTAGCTCCATCACTCTTTGGCATTGCTCCTACAGGATCATTCAATGCTGCTGAAACTGCGGATCTCTTTGAAATCTATAAGACAACCTATGTAAATGCTCGCCAAAAACAGATTGAGTGGATGGTTAACTACATGGCAAAGCTGTCTGCGGCCGTGGCTACATTGAAACTTGTCGATGTAAATCCAATTAACGTGCAACAAAATCAGCCAATTGCAGGGCCTACAGCGACAGATCAGCCATCAACTGATACTGCGGTAGTGGATGTGGCTAAATCAGCTCTAAACGGGGCGCAAATCGCATCACTTGTTGAGGTGGTAGCTAACATTAAAGGAGGAATATTGACTGCTGACTCAGCACTACAGATCATTCTGGCATCATTCCCAACAATTGATGAGGCACAAGCTCGTAAAATCGTGGGCCTTCCCACTACTTTGATGTCAAGCTGTGATCATAAACATCAGTTTAATGCTGATGAGATCGGCATCTTTTCGGAGTACGGAATGAATGCTGATGAATACAAGGTGATCAAGAGTGAGGTCATTGAATGGGATACACCTTCAGATGAGATATTCGGCAAGGAACAGATGATGTTCGCTACAATCGGAGAGATCAAGGCTAACATCTCGGCCCTGGACAAATCAGTCCTTTCAATGCTTGCTGAAGGAGAGGATTCTACAGCTATAGCACAGGCAACTGGTAGCACAATTAAAGATGTGGCCGAGGCCATTGCTCGATTGGTAGCATATGAAATCTATGTGGATGGCGAGGTTAATGACCTGGGAAAGTCATTGCTGGAGGAAGCTCCAGCTCCCGTTGATAGATTCATGGTAGTGTATACGTACATGGAAAGACCAGGTGTCCCCCCTGTGATCACCAAGAGCCGTGACTTTTGTCTTCGTTTGTTGAGCCTCAATAGACTCTACACCCGGGATGATATCAATAACATCAGCTCAAGATTAAGCCCATATCGTGATGTATGGAAATACAGAGGAGGATGGTATACCAATCCTGAGACAGGAGCTTCAACACCTTACTGCCGACATATTTGGATGCAACAACTTGTAATAAAGAAATAAAATGAACTACCTACTATCCGTTGAGAATTTAAAGAAGCTCGGTCTCATCCATGCGAATACCGACACAAAGATCCTTTCTGTTTGCATCAAGCGATCACAGGATATGCATCTACAGCCAGCACTCGGAACACCTTTGTACAAGGCTTTACTCACTCGTGTTGAAACAAGTACATGGACTGCTGACTATCTTACGCTGATGAATGATTATGTGGTGCCTTGCTTGGTAGCATTTGTGGACTATCGTGCTGCGGCCATGCTCAATGAGAAGCTAACTAATAAAGGAGTGGGCCGACAGGATGACGAGACTATGACTCCGAATACTGACAGCGATACAAACCATCTGAGAGATATGCTCAGAAAAGATGCGTATTTTTACAAGGAGAGATTGATCGGATTCTTGAAAGATGATAACGGAGTAAAGTATCCGGAATACATCATCTGTTGCGATGACAACGAATGCAATGAATCCGTGAAGAAAGATCACACAGGATACAAACCTTTTGGATGGATAGTATGAAGCAATTCAAAGCAAGTCAGAAACAGATCGATAAACTGAAAAAATACCTAAATGGAAAAGACACTAAACCAAATAATGTCAATGCTGGAGGAAATAGCAAACCAGCACAGGCAAATAAATGAGTTTTTTCAGGGTGATTTTTTAGATGCCATCTCCAGAGATGCTGCTCAGTACAAGCTGATGGTAGCATCATTGCAGCCTGGAGGCATGGGAGCAGGGTATGTTCGCGTGAATATCGTCATCACAATATGTGATAAGTACAATCATTCCGAATATCGCCAAGTGAATGAGGTCCATTCAGACTGTTTGCTGATCTGTAATGATATTAAAACTACGTTGAATCAATATGTATGGACAGAGTTCGCAGATGTCACCACGGAGATTGCTACGGATCCATTCATCAACAGAGGCCAGGACATGGTGGCAGGATGGACCATGCTCATAGGATTGAACGTATTTGATGACGAGAACTGGTGTGCTATCCCTTACGACAACTATGACTTTGAGAATGGCACTCCAGGATCTACAGGCGATAACTGTGATCCGATTACTGAATACCATCTGTATGTGGATGGAGTTCTGGAGGAGACTTTCTTCCAGGCAACAAATGAAAATAATACTATCAATATAACACTAAGCTGATGGCAATCACTGACATTAACATAACGACAAGCGGATATAAAACTGTAAAGGATGAAAGCACTGCGCTGACTCAAAGATCTGTGTTGAAATTCGCAGGATCAGGAGTGAGTGCTGCGGATACCGGAGGCGAGACTGTGGTTACTATTCCAGGATCACCAGCGACAACTAACTACGGACTATTCGCACAGACTGCTAACAGCCCAACACTTACAGCATCTACAGCAGAAGCCACATTGATTGATGGTGGAGCTGGTACCTTATCAGTTCCTGCCAATGGTTTTGCTGTTGGTGATTCGTTCCAGGTGAGTATGGGAGGAATGATCTCTGCAAGGAATAATGATACTATCACTATCAGATTGAAAACGGGATCTGTAATCCTGGCTACATCAGGAGCATTAACGATGCCTGTTATAAACAATCAAGTATGGTATCTCACAGCTCAATTTACAGTTCGATCTATCGGAGCTGCTGGTGTAGCTTCTATTGTTAGCATTGCGCAGTTCCATATCTTGAAAGCTGCATCTGGAACGCAGGAAGGATTTGCCTGGAACACAGTGAACAGCACTACATTTGATACAACGATATCGAACACCTTGAATATCACAGGGCAGTTTAGTTCAAATAGCTCATCGAATAGCATATACTCTGATCTGTTCATATTGAATAAGATATACTGATGGATAACTTCTTCGACATAACCAAGCGAAGGCTTAGAGAACTTGAGGCAAGTTCTGGTACCATTAGTGATGGTGACAAAGGTGATCTTACTGTCAGCGGATCTGGAACAGTTTGGAATATTAATACCAATGCTGTAACTGATAACGAAATAAACGATGTTGATGCCAGCAAGGTCACAGAATCAGCTCTAAAAAGATTCACTACAGATACAGAAAAAAGTACCTGGAATGGAAAGCAGGATGATATTCCTGCGATATCAGGAGGAACATTTGTATTTGTAACTCAAAAATCTGACTTGCCTACACCATCCGCTGGAGTAATCACATTAGCTGATGGTATTACGTACTTCTTTACAGATGAGATAGACCTTACGGGGGATAGGTTAGTATGTGGTATTAATACCACTATATTAGGAGGTTCATCTGAGAACTGCCGAATAAAATCAACAGGACTTACAGGCACTGCATTGATTACATCTAACTATTCGCTGCCCATACGTAATATTACTATTGAGGCTAACGTAGCTTTAAATCTTGACGGAGACGGAACTACTACGGCTATAGATTGGTTCGGTGTTAACTTCACGGATTGCGCTACTATCGGAACCATCAAGGACTATTCCAACTTTATCATGCAGGATTCTGCGTTCTTGAATAGTGGTAATCTTACATTTGATGGAACGATAGGTACAATCGGAGCTACTCAATGCTTGTTCAATTGTAATGCATCAGGAACAGCTTTCATTTTAGCTCCTACATTAACTGTTACACGTAGATTCAGAATCGTTTACTCATCGTTTATCATTCTATCCGGTGAGAAAGGAATCGATACTACTCCTGCACCAACAATACCAGATGATGCATTCATTTTGAATTACTGCAATTTTTCTGGAGGAGGTACTTATCTTGATGGATTTGACTATACATCTGTGAAATCTTTGTTCATAAATAATGTAGGCATAACCAATACATCCAACGTAGGTCATAACTACATGATAAACAATACCACTAACACTACAATCGGAGTTCCTAACGTTAATGTATGGGTAAAAGCTGCCGGCACAACTACTGTAGGTATAGGAAATTCACCTAAGTGGACACAGCCAGCGAACAACAGACTGCTTTATGGTGGTATTATTTCAACCGAGTTTATATATAACGCTGTTGGAACTGTTCAGAGCGCATCACCTAACCAAGTAATATCTGTTGCTTTAGCAAAGAATGGAGTGGTACAAGCTGAGTCTGAGATAACCGTAAGAACAGCAACTGCTAACCAGCCATATCCTTTTTCTCTTCAAGATGTAATAAATGTATCTACGGGTGATTACTTAGAAATATATGTTCTAAATACTCAATCTGCAGATATCAGGGTAGGAGATCTAAATGTGATTATTCAAAAAGTAACCGGATAACTGAAACATTTTCGCATAATAAGATATGGATCCTAAGAGTTTTTCAGACTACTATAAAAAGTACGGAAGCGGTTTCTTATTGTGGTGTGCGATATTTTTTTTATACACTGAGCTTTCATCCTACAAGGAGAAGGTAGTTAAAATTGAGGAGAAGCTATATGATTGCCTTCAAAGGTCTGCGTACACGAATGCAGGAACGGAAACAGAAAAGGAAAGCCAAGAGGCTACGAAAATCTACGCTATTAAAACGGAAGAATATGACACTAAAAGAGAGATGGTCAGCGAAAACTCCTGACTTCTGGAAGAAAGTACAGAAGATCGGAATCGCATGTGGAGCTGTTGGTGCTGCAATCATTGCTGCTCCTGTAGCATTGCCTGCTGCATTAGTAACTGCTGGAGGATATCTGATAGCTGTAGGTGGTGTGACTGCTACACTATCACAATTCACTAAGGATGACGCTAAGTAATCACGTTTCACTCGCTGAATTCTGTCACTCCGATACTGCCAAGCGCAGAGGAATCGACAACACTATCAAGGATCCTGCTCACCTGGCATCTGCAAAGCTGCTATGTGAGAAAGTATTCGAGCCTATACGGGAACATTTCGGAGTTCCTATCCATATCAGCTCTGGGTACCGATCCGCAGCCTTGAATCGTGCGGTCAAGGGGAGTGCCTCATCGCAGCATTGCAAGGCTGAAGCTATGGATATTGATGCTGATCGCTATGGAAAGGTGACTAATAAAGAAATTTTTGACTATATTCGTGAGCATCTTGAATGGGACCAGATGATCTGGGAGTTCGGGAATGATTTGCAGCCTGATTGGGTACATGTATCATTCAAGGCTACTGGAAATAGGAGACAAATACTAAAAGCTATTAAAGAGGGGGCCTCTACAGAATACGTGAAATACTAACAAAGCTGATGTTGCCAAGCATTTGCGCTGTGTTTTAGAAGGGAATCAAACGAGGTTCCCTTTTTTTTGTTGAAAAAAGTTTTAATAAATGTTTGTATAAATAAAAATATACTATATTTGTAAACATAAAACACAGCAGTTATGAACAAAGTCACAGCAATTAAAGAGAGGGTACAGGTGTTATCCGATCTTGTTGAGCTCATGGATGAGATCAACGACAATCTAATCATGGAGAAAAAATACAGAGAGCTTTACGGAGCTTACTATGATCCAGAAAAGAAAAAGGAAGTAGATGATCGCATTGATCAGTACGAGTTCCAAATGAAAGCTAATTACAATACACTTATCGGACTATGCGAAGTAATCAAGGAAGTCGTGCATTTGTAATGTGCGAGGAATGCTCAGGACAGGGATACGTTGAGATTGGTCCCGATTGTGATCGCCCAGCATCAATGTGCTGCGGAGGATGCTACAAGAAAGTAAAATGTGAAACGTGCAAAGGCAAAGGCTATGAAAAACAAGAAGCAAACAACGAAGGAGAATAAGTACATCCCATTCTCATTCCCAGTTAGATCAAAGATAAGCTGGTGGAAGAAAGAAGGATCGTTTAATGTGGAACTTTATATGGCATTGTGCCAGGCTAAAAAAGACTAATCATGAAGGATCTCATAGCACTATCAGCAATTCTGTTGGCCATCGTTATCGGATGCGGTTTCTGGTACCTGGTCTACACGTTTACCGGGTGGATCGGAGTGACTGCCATCGTGATGATCTTAATGTCAATACTAATCTTTTTATTCACAAGCAAATGATGTGGAAAGTAACATACAAATTCAAGGGGCCATCAGGATGGCAGCTAGGATACAAAACACTCAAGGCAAACAGCCGAGAGGATGCAATCAGATTGGCCGATATGTGGCCTAAATTAATTAAGAAAATAGAAGCACTATGACACCAAAAGATAAAGCAGAAGAATTAATAGACAAGTTCACTATTGATTTAAGACCATTTTCAGAACATGGAGAATGGTCGGAGCATCAAGCAAAGAGATGCGCTTTAATTGCAGTTGATGAGATGTTAAATCTTCTTCCATTAGCAAATAGAGATTATTGGCAACAGGTAAAACAAGAAATAGAAAACCTTTAAATCAGAGTAAGATGAAAGTAGAAATCAAAGCAAGTATGACAGTAAGTGGTGAATACGGACGTAAATTTTTGACAATTAAAATAACTGAAGAGGATTTAATTGAACTGGCTAAAAAGAAAGCACTTGAAAATTTTGAGCCATCGTATTATGATAAGGCTGAATATGAAGAAATGGAAATAACTACTAACCTTTAAATCAAAGTAAGATGACACCAAAAGAAAAAGCAAGAGAATTGTTTGATAAAATGTGCTATTGGCACATGGTAGACGGAGGAAGTAATCAGCATGAAGCCAAGCAATGCGCATTAATTGCAGTTGATGAGATAATAGATACTCCAAATCCAATGCCAAATTATTGGCAGGAAGTTAAACAAGAAATTGAAAAGCTATGAATCCAAAAATAGACCTAATAAAACAACTCGCTAAGGATCACGGACTGATCACCACAAAGAGGGATAGAGAGATCGTGTACAAGCGTTACTACCTTTACTCGGAGCTACGGCCATATTGCTCCCTTCAACAGATCGGTGATATCTTTGAGAAGGACCATGCATCAGTATGCCATGGAATCAAAGCGCATCACGTTTGGATGAGAGCAAAGGATCATGTATATATGCAAACCATCCGTGATCTATATGCTGCCGTGAATTTGTACGACATGGAGCTGGAATTGAATTTGAAGGACAATCAGATCATGGTGCATACAGCAAAGATTGCTAATAACATGGTGCATGTGGTCCTGCAATTTAGATCAATGGATCCTGAGAGATATCAGCAGCTCGATGGCCTGATGAGTATCAACGAATTCAAACAGCTCATATGAGAGAGAAATTAAGACGAATGAGCGTGATTGTTTACTGCCTGCAAGTAAGGCCGTACAAGCTCACCAGATTGCATGACAAGGTATGCCATATCACCGGGTATCCATACAGCCAGAGCATCATTGAAAAGGATATGGCCATGCTCAAGGAAGAATTCGATTGCCCTATTATCAGGACTGTGAACGGACTGCACATTGAGGAGCAATATGACTTCATGGCTAAGATCAAGGAGTGGATTGATCTGTATGTGGAATAGGTGTGCACTCTGAATCAATTCATAGGGCACTTTTAATAAATTGAAAAATCAGAATGAAAAAAAATATTTTTTTTTATTTTACTCTGCACTTTTGGTTCATAGTACCTGTATCCCGCATAAACACTGGGAAAATGGTATGAACTTGATGTTTATTTTGTGCATAGTAAGTTCATAGTTAGTTCACAGTTTTTAGTATATTTGAAACCAAACACAACGCAAATGACAAAAACCTATTTAAGAAAACTCAGTTCACTGGGTTACTCCATCATCCCCGTAGATGAAAACAAGAGACCAATTGGAGCATGGAAAAAATACCAAACAGAAGCAAGATCACCTGATGAGGTAGAGCAATTAGATTCACCACTATATGGACTCGTCACAGGAGTGAATGATTTGGAGGTGATAGATGTGGATCTGAAGGTTCTTGTCGGACTCCAGGAGCAGAAAGCCTGGTGGAAAGAATACATCTCATTCATTGAGGATAACATCGAGGACTTTGCTGATAAGGTAGTGATCGCCAAAACAAAGAACGCAGGCTTCCATATCCTTTACAAATGCAAGAATGTAGGCACCAATACCAAGATAGCAACTCCAGAAGGATCATCGGAGGCTATCATTGAGTCAAGAGGTACAGGAGGGATGGTAGTTATCTACGAAAATTTCCTCACAGATAAACAATACCATGACATCAAGTACATCACAAATGAGGAGAGAGATATCATTTGGGCGATTTCCCGCACTTTTAATCACGTCGAGGAGCAAACTATAGACGAGCCAAAGAAAAGCGATTACAAGGCCTCTAATGAGATGGACATTACTCCATGGGCTGAATATAACGATAGGCATACAGCTCTTGATTTGATATCTGATGACTTTACGATAGTCAGAAACACATCAACCAGGTACATAATCAAGCGAAATGGAGCCACATCCCCACATTCGGGATACGTCTACAAGGATTCTGGATGCATGTATCTGTTCACTACGGGTACCATCTATCCCAATGAGAAGCTGATAAGCCCTTTCATGATCTATGCCTACAAGTATCACCTGGGAAATACCACAGAAGCAGCTCGTGATCTGTATCAACAAGGATACGGATCCAGAAAAGCTCCGAAGGTAGAGATCAAGGCAGAGGTTCCTGATATCATCGATAGGGTTCAGTTCCCATTGGATATTTTCCCGGAGGACCTACAGAAATACATCGTACATTCAGCAAATACTCTTGGACTATCTACGGACTACATGGGATCCGCATTCATTTGGCTAACATCTGTCATCATTGGGAATGCTTTGAAGATAGAGGTCAAGCCAGGATGGCAGGAAACAGCTACAGTATGGATTGCAATAGTTGGTAAGCCTGGTATCGGAAAGACTCCATCGATTAATCAGATGATCTATCCACTACGTGAGGCCAATGTCAAGGAGCAAAAGGAATACGTGAAGCAATACGCCAAGTGGAGGGAATACGAAGCACTCGATAAAAAGGAGAAGCAATATGCTGAGGAGATTGATAAGCCTGTTAGCAAGCAGTTCCTGGTAGGTGATATCACACTTGAGGCCCTTGTGGATCTACATGAGCAGAATCCGAATGCTATTGGAGTATTCAAGGATGAGCTTGCTGGATGGTTTAAGGACATGAATAAGTACAGGCAGGGATCTGATCTCGAGTTCTGGCTATCATCCTGGTCAGGAACCAGCATCTCACTCAACAGAAAGACATCAAAGAGTGCATTCGTTGATAAGCCATTCATCCCTGTTCTTGGTGGCATCCAGCCTTCGGTATTTGAGGAATTCACTACGGGCCACAATAAAGAAAATGGATTTGTTGATAGGATTCTGATAAGCTATCCTGAGCTATCCGTGAATCACTACAACAATGAGCATATGGATGAGGATGTCATCGAATGGTACCGGGCATTTGTAATGAACTTTAGAGATGTGGTGAATAAGAAGCTACTTAAGTTCAATGAGAGGGCAGAGATTGAGAGCATCGTAGCCAAGTTCAACAACAAGGCCAAGGCCGAATGGATCCGAATACATGACAAGATCACTGACATCCAAAACTCAGAGGATGAAAATGAGTACATGAAGAGTATGCTTCCAAAACAAAAGAGCTACATTCCAAGGTTCGCACTGATATTGAATACCATCTGGAGCATCGTTGAAGATGAATACCAGGTGGCAACCATCCAGGTGGACAGCATTAAGCGAGCTGAGAGACTATCAGAGTATTTCATCAACATGAGTAAGCTCGTTAAGATGGATGTCAAGGAAAAGAATAACCTTCGGGTATTGGCTAAGACTACAGGATCGCTCTCAGAATTTGAGCAGTTTAAAGCTATGTATAAGGCGAATCCGAATCTGAATCGCACAACGGCATCAGAGATCCTGGAGGTTAGCAAGAGAATTATTTACAAATGGATTAAAAAAATTGAGGAATGAAAACAGTATCAGCAATCATGTTCGTAGCATACAGCGTACTGCTGTACATGCTACTGAGCAAGGAGGAAAAAAAGCAAGTCATCACTCCTGAGAAAGAAGCATTCACATATGTGAACATCGAAGAGGATACAACGCTAAACAATAATCAGAAAGCATATTACGATTACCTTTATGAACACACAAAATAAGAAACGAATCCAGCAGATGGAGCTGGAGAATCTCAGACAGAAACATCCATCTGTTCCAGAGCATTGCCTGGCTAAGTCAGCATGGAGTGATAAGACAGCTAACGGACTCACAAAGATGGTCACATCGTTCTTGTCATTCTCAGGACATCAAGCAGAGCGAATCAATACCATGGGTACTTTCCGAGGACCAAAGAAATACACTAACCTTGATGGAGTCACCAGATCAGTAGGCAGAGGAACCTATACAAAAACAACAGGCACCAAAGGATCCGCAGATATTTCAGCTACCATCAACGGCAGATCAGTTAAGATTGAAATCAAGATAAATGATAGACAGTCTGAAGATCAGAAACGATACCAGGAATCTATTGAGCGAGCTGGAGGGGTTTACAAAATTGTTCGAAACTTTGATGAATTTATTGAGTGGTACGATTCCTTTGTATTAAAATAATTATTTACATTTGTATAAATTAAAACACAAATAAAATGGCAACAAGAAAAACACAAGAAGAGGAGATTTCATCTCCAGCATCTCTGTACACGAAGCTATGGAGAGCAAAGCGTGAGATCGGAAAGGTCCACAAGAACGCAAAGAATCCACATTTCAAACAGAACTACGCTGATCTAAATGCGGTCCTGGATGCATGTGAGGGTATTCTACTGGAGCATGGACTGATGATCCTGCAACCAATCAAGGAGGATGTAGTGATAACTCAGATAGTAGATATTGATTCCGGGGAATGTATCGAGTCTTTCATCAGACTCCCACAGCTACAGAATCCACAGCAGCTCGGTTCTGCGATAAGCTACTACAGAAGGTATACATTGATCAGCTGCCTCGCATTAGCTTCTACAGATGACGATGGAGCCGAAGCTGGCAAAGCTATTCCAAAGCAGATCGAGAAGCCAGGACTCGATGCTGAGAGATTCGCAGGAGCATTGAAGAGCATTGCTGATGGAAAGTACACGGCAGAGCAATTGAAAAAGAACTATACACTAACACTTGAGCAACTATCTGAGCTATGAAAAAACTACTGACATACCTTTTGATCTGCCTGATATTGGCAGCAATCGGAGGAATATTCTATCTCATTCATTCATATCTTGGATCATGGCCTGTGGCTATCATCATCTTGATGTCGATGGCATTTCTAATCCTTAAAAATATCGAGTCATGAAATGGAGACCTTCAAGCATCGGCAAGCTGATGACCAACGCAAGATCAAAGAATGAGGTTCTTTCTGAGACTGCAAAGAGCTATATCAAGAGCCATGCGAAACAGAATTTTTATGGCTACAATCTTGAGCTGAACAACAAGTACATCAACAAGGGAATCCTCCAGGAACATGACTCAATTGATCTGATCAATGCCGTTCGATTCACGGACTACTCAAAGCATATCGGAAGGGTAGAGACTGAGCTGATGTCAGGTGAATGTGATATCCTCCTAGATGACATGATCATCGATGTGAAAACATCGTGGTCCCTGGAGACTTTCCCAGCAACCAGAGATGATGCTGATGATAGAGATTACGAATGGCAAGGAAGAGCCTACATGCATCTCTATGATCGTGATGTATTTGAGGTAATCCATTGCATGGTGTCAACAGATCCAAAGGATGAGTTTAATCTACTCACTCCATGGGATAACCTATCTGTTCACCGGGTAGATCATATTGATCCTGCAAAGCGTATTACTGTATGCAGATACGAGAGAGATCTTGACCTGGAGCTTGACATGCTAACTAAGCTACGATATGCTTCTGAGTTTTATGCTCAAGTGATGAATGAATTAGTAAATAAATAACCTTTAAATCAGAGTAAGATGAATTTTAAAATCAAATTTATTAAAGGTTCTTGGGTTAATGATGATGTAGATTTACTTCCTACAATTAAATTAAGAACAGGCAGTAAAGCAAATGAAGAACTTAAAGTTATTGCAACGAGTATAGCTTTATGTTGGTTAAAATGGGGAATTATGTTCTCTGTTGGTAAAATAGAAACTTTAAAATCAGAGTAAGATGAAAATATTTAGGAGTATAATTCGATTTTTTGGATGTTTTTTATTTATGTATGTTTTTTTGTCATACATCCAAAATCAATGGGATTTTTTAAAATGGGATAAACTTGATAGATTAAGTCATTTTCTGGTCTCTCTTATTTTGTTCGGACTTGCAGAATCATATGTATTTCTTAAAAAACAATAAATAACCTTTAAACCAGAGTAAAATGGAAAAATTAAAGAATTATGCTAACCGCAAGCTGACAGCTAAAGAGAAGGCAGAAGAGTTAGTTAAAAAAATGCTATCAAAAAGCCCCAACGTACAAGATGGAGTATCAAGCATTGATATCATTCAAGCAAAGTTATGCGCACTGGTAGCTGTTGATGAGGTGATGAATGCTCCTCATAACAATATCTACATGGAATTAATACCAGAAGATGCTGATAGTACCGATTGGTTTTGGGATGAATTTGATGCATATTGGATTGATGTTCGAAAAGAAATTGAAGCGTTATGGGAGAAGTAGTAATTCAAAAACACAAGTACAATCCAAAGAGTAATGGATACTATTGGCAGATTTCATTCGTACAATTTTCTTCTGTATCTTTGACGATAGAGGAATATCATGAAGCAGCTCATAAATTGGATAAAATCATTGAGGAAATTGAAGCCAGGAGAATGGCTGTGGATAGTAATAATCAACACAACAAATAAATGGAAACAAAAGTAAACAGCGGAGCGATC